AGTAATGCTTTATCAAGACCTGATTTAAGTTCAAGTGCAAGTGCTTCAAGTGCTGGTATCCCAAGTTTATTTGATATTGGGTTATATGGACCTGCAGCTGGGGAAGATAAGATTATTTCAAGTGCAGTATTACAATCATTGACAATGAACTTTGATATGACTGATGGTAGATTGCTATTAAGTGGTACTTTCTATTCAGGTTTTGCAAGTTCAACAGGATTTAAAGTTGGACAAACATTATCTGCTAATAGTGGAGAACCAACACTAATGAGTGCTTCACCAACACAAATTGAATCATATTTTGATACAAAACAATTTGATGTTAATGGTTCAGCAACTGATGCTATCATTACAGCAGTATCATTTACTTTTGAAAACAATGTTGCAAGAGTAGGTAGAGATGCTAATGGAGATGCAGAAGCATATGCTTTTGGTGTCCCATCAATCAACATCACAGGAGAGATTTCTTTCATGTATGATGGAAACTTTAATGATGGTGCTAATAATGTATTACAGGACTTCTTAGATGGAGATTCTGCTACATTAACCTTACAACAAGGTGATGGTACAGTATCAAGTGCAGGAGAAATGAATATTACTGCAGAAGTATATTCAACTGCTGTGAATTATGATTTAAATGCAGACACAGGTGCTATTATTACTATTCCATTTAAAGTAGTACAACCTACTTCAAGTGGTGCAGCATCAGGAACAGCATTTAAGTTTGAGTTCATGGATGGTATAAGTAATTCAAGTTGGTAAAGGAGTAAAACATGAAGGTAAAAATGTTCGATAAAGAGTGGGAAGTAAACAATCCTACTTACAAAGAAAAACGAGAGTTATGGAAGTTAAATACTATGACTTTTGTTGGAGATGAACTAAATCAAGATAAGTATTTTGAACTACTGGAAAAGGTAGAAGAAATATCAGGATTACAACCTGAAGATTATGTAAATAAAGATGATGAGAAATTAGGTATGGCTAATATTGATTCATTATTACAACAAATCTTCTTGTCTTATATGGGACTATCTGACGATTCAAAAAAATCATAGTGGGTTTGTCAATGTATGTGTGGTTTTCTCAACTGGGATTTCCACACAGCACATTAGAATTTCCTTATAAAAGACAAAGCCCCTTAACAAAGAAAAATAAGGAGTATGAAAGTATAGAAGATGTAACCGATGAGTTATATGCTTTGGTAGAAACTTTTGCAGATAGCAAATTTACTTTAGGCAGAAATCTATATTTTCATATTCCATTATTTAGTAAGCCTGAATGGTTTATAACAGATGAACATAGAGAAATAATGAAAGAATATAACTATATGAAAAATTACAACTTACCTTTGGCTAATAATTTACAAGAAGCCGATAGTTATAAATTAGATATGTTCGATATTATTAATAATGAACTAAATGCAGTAAGACAATATTTAGGAGAAAAGAATGGCTAGAAAAGTCGAAGTTGATATTAAGACAAGAGGTGCAAGTAAGGCATCAAAAGATTTAGGAAAAGTAGATAAAGGATTAGGTAGGTTAGCTAAGTCTGCTGCAGGTGCAGCTGCATCTTTCTTTGGTGCAAGAATGTTGCTTGATGGCTTTAGAAGCATGATTAATGCAACAAGAGAGCAGATATTAGCAGAAACTCAACTGAATGCAGTTTTAAAATCTACTGCAGGAGTAGCAGGATTAACTGCAAAAGAATTAACTGGTATGGCTTCTGCTTTGCAAAAGCAAACACGATTTGGTGATGAAGCAATTATTAAAGCACAATCCTTAATGCTTACATTTACCAAAGTAGGAAAAGAAGTATTTCCTGATGCAATAGAAGCAGTATTAAATATGTCCGAAGCTATGGGACAAGACTTACAACAAGGAGTTATCCAAGTTGGTAAAGCATTAAATGACCCAATCTTAGGGGTTACAGCATTAAGACGAGTTGGTGTTCAATTAACAAAGCAACAAGAAGAACAAGTAAAAGCATTTACTAAATCAGGACAGATAGCTGAAGCACAAAAGATTATTTTAAGTGAATTAGAAACACAATTTGGTGGAGTAGCAAAAGCATCAGGTGAAACTTTACCAGGTTCATTAGACCAAATGAATAATGCTATTGGAGATGTAAGCGAAGAAATAGGTAAAGTATTTTCTCCAATTCTAATTGCAGTAGCAGATGATGTAACAGAATTTGCTGAAAGGGTAGATGAATCATTACCTTTATTACAAGGATTTGGTAATACACTTGGTACTTTAATTGAAAAAGCAGGTTTGTTTAATATTTTAACAGGTAATACAGCTTTTGCAATAGCAAGGACTAATACAGAAGCAAAAAAAGCAGCAGAAGAAGGAGTAGGAGATTTTATAGATAGATTACAAAGAATTCCTGAAACAAATATAGACGACCAAATAGCATCTTTATCTTTAGGATTAGGTAGAGTGCGACAAGATACCGAAGCACACAATGAAGCTATGAAAGAAATGGATGATGATTTCCATCAAGCTAAAATGGGAAATTTAGAAGCAGAATTTTTTGTGCAAGATGCTTTGATTAAAAGAAATAGAGAAGCAGAAAAACAAAGAAGAAAAGAAGAACGAGATGCACATAGAGAAAAAATAGCACAAAACCTTGAAGCAGCAATTATTCAAGGACAATCTGCTAAAGAAGCAGGTATATCAGTAGTAAAAGCTGAAATAGCAGAAGCACAAGCAGGATTGATTTCAAGTATTATGAAAGCATTACCATTCCCTATTAATCTTGCAGTAGCTGCAGGGGCAGGTGGAATGATTGGTAAAGTAACCGATTCTTTATTTTCCTCTTTTGCAACAGGTGGTAGTTTTATCACAAAAGGTAGAACTACCCTACCTATTGGAAATGGAGTAGTAGTAGGAGATAATGCAAGTGGTATGGAACGAATTGATGTAACCCCATTACCAAGTCCTACAAGTAATGGAAATAACATCACAATAAATATATCTGCACCATTGGTAGATGAAACAGTAGTAGACCATATCATCCCAGCTATAAGGAGAGCAGAAAAATTAAACTTATGAGTAATGTAACAAAATCAACAGCTTTTGCATACATACCAAAGAAACTATTTGGAATGAAAAAGAAAAGCATTAAACAAAAACTAAAGAAACCAAAACTAAAATTAAGGAGATATTAAAGTGGAACTTGGCAAAGGAACTAAATTTACATTCAGTATTGAAACACTTATCAGTATTTGTGTAACAATATTTATGGTAGTTGGGTTATGGTTTAATCTTCAAGCAGATATTGAAGAAGCAAAACAATTACCTGAACCACCAATCAGTAGAACCGAATATGATTTGAAAGACCAAATGATTCGTAACTCTATTTTAAATACTGAAGAAAAAGTAGAAAAATTAGAAGATAAAGTAGATGACATTAAAGAAGATACAAGAAGTATTAATGAAACCCTACTAAACATGAACAATAAATAGGATGGATTATGAAAAAATGGATAAGTATGTTGTTATTGTGGCTTGGACTATCTACATCATGGCTACAATCTCAATCAGTATCTTTGGATAATTTTCAAGATATTCAATTAATGAAAAACGAATTTTGTGCAGTCATAGAAGTCAATGCTTCTTGGAACTGGGCAAACAAAATACCATTGGAAAAATTAGAGAAATGCTATACTGGATATGTAGATTTAGCTAATAAAAACATAGGTGCAGTCATTCAAAAAGAATGGGATATATCAGTAGTGCCTACTATTATCATCTTTGAATATGGTGTAGAAGTAAAACGATTTGAAGCAGATTTATCGATGAAATTTAGAGAAGATGAAATCTTAAATAGCATTAGAAGGGAGATTGGACAATAATGTCAAAACATTTCACCAAACCTAAATTAAGAGAACGAATTAAAAATCGTATTATGGCAGGAAGTAAAGGTGGAAGACCTGGACAATGGAGTGCAAGAAAATCTCAACTTCTTGTAAAGGCATACGAAAAAGCAGGTGGTGGATATAGAGGTGGTAAAACCAAAGCAGCTAAATCTTTAACAAGATGGACTAAGCAAAAATGGACTACCAAGTCAGGTAAGAAATCATCAAAGACTGGTGAAAGATATTTACCTGAAAGACTAATTAAGTCTATGAGTTCATCTCAATATGCTTATGAAACAAGAAAGAAAAGAGAAGCAACGAGAAAAGGAAAACAATCTGCGAGTTATTCCAAGAAAACAACTAAACGAATTAGGAGATATACATGAGTTTTGTTAATTCAAACTATGAATCAAAGCTATCACCAACCATGACTGAAAATTGGTTAGTGCAGATATTTAAAAATAATAATTCAAGTATCTTAACAACTAATACTCCTGATTTAGCATTTAGTTTTTCTGCTACTACTTACAATAGCATAAACTATTATCCTGCAATCTTAAACAAGCCAAGCATATCTTATTCATTGGATTTAAAAGGATTCACAACCAAGACTGGTAATATTAATCTAAACATAGCCAATATCGATTTAGATGGAACTACCTTATTGGAATTGTTAGGAAATGAATACATCAATGGTCATGTCAATGTATTATCTCAAATAGATGGAGATGATACTGCAAATAATGCTTTACAAATCTTTAGTGGTAAAGTATCCAGTTTTGGTTATAGAAATAATACTATTGTATTGAATGTCATATCTAACAGACCATTTCAGAATGTGTCTATTCCACAAGGCAGAAGTGTAAATGCAGACAATTCACAATACAATAACAAGATAGTCCCTTTGGTTTATGGGGACTATACTGCCAATACTGAATTTGTAAATGGGCAAGATGTCTATGCTTGTCCATTCCTTAAAAATGATGGTAAAGATTTTATGTACATAGTCCCTGAAGGAACAAGTGGAACAGATAAATTAGAGTTCTATGACAAGGGAATGAAACGATTTGTAGAATTAGTCAATACCAATACTACCATAGCAACAGTAGATAGTGTCAAAGTATTAAAAGTTCCAACATTAATGACAAGACAATTTAAGATGCTACCTGATGATGTAACTGCAACACTTGTTGGAAGTGGTGTAAGTTTAACTTCAGGAAGTCTTGATAATGCTTATAATGGTAATACAGGAAACAATGCTACTTATGCTAATACAGCAGGGTTTGGTAGTGAATCAAAAGGTGTAGTATTTAAATTACAAATGCCACAAGTAACTGGTAAGATTACTGCAATTACATTAGGGTTATCAGGTAATTATAGTCAAACCATAACTGGTAGTCCAAGTGGAACTGATGGTGCATTCTTTAATTTAGCAGATGCACTAAGTGGAAGTTTTGGTTCATCAAGTGGAGATATAGAATTAGTAGGAACTTCTTCAAGTGGAGATAAACTTGATAGAACCAATGTAGCTTTACCAACATCAACAGATATATCAGGAATATTAGAAAACAATGCCTTACCTGATGAGCTATATTTGAGTTTTAGATTTAATGCAGAAGGTGGTAATGGAGATTATAGTAATTTTGAAATCGTATTAAGTAATGTATTTGTAACAGTTACTGCAACCAATGACTTGGCAAATGAGCCGATTGCATCACAAGAATTTAATGCAGGGATTGAAAAAGTATATTTAGGTAGAGATATTACAACACCAAGTTTCACAGAACATACTACTGCAACTACTATTGGAGATTTAAATAATCCAGTAGCGATTCATAGAGAATTATTACATAGCATTATCAATGTAACTGATTTTACTGGAGATACTGATATTGAAAATTCAGGATTTAAAACAGTAGCAGAATTAAGAGATTCTACTACAACCAGTCCAACATCAACTCATTGGAAAACACGATTAGCTTTAGATGAACAAGAATCTTTAGAAAGTATTATGGAACAACTACAATATGAAGGATGTTTCTTTTTTGAGTTTAGTCCACAAGCACAACAAACTGCAATAAGTGGTGTATCAGGATTACGATACTTTACTATTGAAGATAGTGTTACTGCTAATGTTGATTTATCACAAAATGATATTAGTGGATATGAACTTGGGATTACTTCGGCACAAGATTTGGAAACAAGATTGCTTGTAAATTACAAAAAACATCCTGCCGAAAATGAATATCTATTACAAGATACTTTTACAGCATCAACTCATACTACTATTTTTGGTGATGCAGATATTCAAAAGCAAGAAGTCAATCTTGATTTATTATATGATGCAGTAGCAGATGTGGTAGGTTCAAGAAATTCCAGTTGGATTAATTTTAGAGAAAGTCTATTTGGAGATTACAAAACTACAGTAAATGCAACTTTAGTCAATCCTGAAAAATATGGAATGCTACAAGTTGGAGATTACATAGACTTTGGAGAGATTACTTTTGAAGAACTTGGAAGTCCATTTAATGAAATATCAGACACCTTCGACTCGTATGTATCAATGCCGACTCGTTTATTCAAGGATGCCTGGAGTGGGAAAAAATTTATAATAACAAATCTGAAACGACAAGTAGGTAAAGTTTCAGTACAATGTAGAGAGGTTTAAATGTCGTACTTTATTTATGATTCAATCAATCAATATAGAAGTGATAACACAATTACAGAAGGTCAAATGACAGATAGTGGAACACCAACATTTTCTGCATCAGATACTTTAACTTCACATGAAAGAGCATCAGACCAAAATATCGGAACTGTACTTTCAGGAGTAGCAGATAGAGATGCAATAGAATATGCAGTTGGTAGTAGTGCAACAGCAGATGCAGCAGCAGTTTATTTTACTGGAGATGATGGAGTTGCAAGTGGGACTATTATGACATTCTTTATAGATATTGATAGAATAAGTTTACCAAGCAAAGGAACTATATCGGCAGTAAGTGGTGCAGGGTGGGCAGTAACAGATTTAACTGAAACTACTGGAACAAAATTCTTTACTGAATTTAATGCATCAGTATCTAATGTATCAGAAATCCTTATTGGTAAAAAACTAAACTTTGAAATAGAACCTGATGTCAATGTTCAATCTACTATTGACTATAACAACGAAATAAATACAAGTCTTGGTGGAGTTTCTTATGCTATTAATGTAAATCCAGGACAAGAAGTATTTACTATATCATTTCAAAACATATCAAGCACATTTAAATCTGATTTAATTACTATGCAAAATTTTAATAAAGCTAATGCAAAAAAGATGGTTTGGTTTGATGGGACAAATCATCATTGGGTTAGACTTGAAGCTATGACATTTACCGAAATCGCAGATGGTCGCTTTTCTACACAATTAAAAATGACACAGCAAATCCAATAAAGACTTTTATACTGAAAGGTATATAATCACCCCATAAACAAAAAACCCCCTTATTTTAGGGGGTTCTTTGTATCTAAGAGGTAGTTTATTTGTTTAAGTAAAAACTAATTTCATTGTATTTACCATCTTTATCCATAGCACATACTTCAATTAATACTGAACTATCTAATGGATAGCCATATACATTAATTTGTTGTACTGTTTTAATCATAAGATGAGTTGAACAATTCATTGGGTATCTATCTTGTGAATGATAGCTTGATTCTGTGAAATATGATATTCCATTAGAATTTAATGTCATGTAGTTATGATTACCTAATTTAGCAATAAGATTTAAGAATTTCTTTTTGCTGTTAATGTCTACATCAAAACCATTTTCTGTGTTGAATGTAGTAATATTTGCTTCAGTAAGTTTGTTTTTTAATTCGTTTAAGTTCATTGTAATCTCCTTTAATTTAATTAACATACCTTATATTACTACAATAAATAATAAAGTGCAAGTCTTTTTTAAAAAAAATTTAAGGGTTATATAAAGGGTTATAATTATATTAACAAATTGTGTATAACTATGTGGATAACAAGACTTATCAAAGGGTTATACTAAGGGTGCAAGACAAAGACAAAGATAAATAAAAAGTTAAAGCATAAGAAGAATTATAAGAAAAAAAATAATTTGAAAAAAAACCTTGACATTAACAGTAGAGATGATTAGACTTAAGTATGTTAATTAAAAAAGGAGTTAAAATGAACAGAACAGAACTAAAACAATTTTTGAATGAAAATGATATTGCTTTCAAAGATGCACAAAGATTCAAATTTGCTGAATGTAAAGATATGGACATCTACATAGAAAGTGGTTGGATGACTGCTATGAGCAAACAAGAAAATGCACAAGCAAGAAAAGCATTAAGATTGCTTTGCAAGAAATACACAATGATGTGTAATGATTTTTCAATCGAACCTGAAGAATGGAAATACAATGACAAAGCAGGTAAGTACACTTTCAAAGGTCAAAAAGTAGAAGAACTTAGATTTGAATTTGATGACAATGAAACATTGAAAGAAATTTATGTCACCTTCATCCATATCTTTGAAGAAGAAAAAGGATACAAAGCAAATTCATCTTGGGCTACTGCAAGTGATAGAGAAGAAGCGATGTTTAAAATGCACATGACTGAATTTTGCTTGAAACCAAAATACACCGAAGAATCACAACCTTCGGTGTATGCAAGTCATGGTGATATATTAAATGGAATAGGAGAATAAAATGTTGGTAGAAATTTTAGTGTATAGTATTTACATTATAGTTATGTGGGAGTTCTTAAAAAAGGTAGTTAGAGAATGGTACTCATAAAATTTACCTTAGAAGAATTAGAATTGTTGATTGAAGTAATGGAACGAAATAGAATTGACAATGATAATGAAAATACACTTAGACACGATTTAAGAAAAATTCGTGAACAAGTAGAAAATGAGAAAAATCGTTTGGCAGAAGAAATGGCTAAAAGACCTGATGAGAACATTAGGAAACTACCCAATCCAACTTCTGCCGAACACATTAAATAGGAGAAAATAATGAGTAAGGCAGAAGAGATACATAATTGTAGGTTTTTATTTAAAATAAAAAAATATAAACCATTACATGAACTTAAAGTTGGTGATAGATTTTATCAAGATTGTGATGATAGATTTGGTACTATTGTTAAGATTGGGAATCACCCACCATTAGTTAAATATGATGGTAAAAGCAAACCAATCTATGTAGAAGATAGTAATAATGTTGAAATATTAAATTAAATAAAATAAGGAGATAAATAATGGCTTTTGTAAATTTAAAAGACCTAAAGGCAAATGTAGGTGGACAACTTAGATTAACTTTAAATTCAAGTGGTGTCTACGAAGAAAAAGAATGGCAAGGTAAGAAGTTCAATACCTTTAAGTATGAAGTAATTCAAGATGGTACAGTAAGTACCTTAGATGCTACTGATTCACTTAAAAGAAAGTTGGACTCAATATCAACTGGAGATGACTTCTTGTTAAGTTGGGAACAATTTACTACTGATGAAGGACAACTTCGTAATTATTGGAAAGTTGAAAAGGTAAGTAAAGATTCTGCTAATCCAGTATTTGAAAACATCAAGAAGAGTGTAAATGAGTTCGATGAAAAATTAAAAGCAGATAAAGCAGTTAAGGAAGCAGTACAAACTACCAATGCTACTTACACCAATGGTGCAAGATTTGGTATGATTTTTAATAATGTTGTAAAACTGTATATTGCTAATGATATGACTTGGACTACTGATGAATTTGTAAACAACTTTAAGCGAGTAGAAGGTTGGGTGGAATCTTGTGAAAATCCATCTACCATACCTGCTGCAAGTAAACCAAGTGAACCAGTAGTAGTAGATGAAGACGACCTACCATTCTAATGATGACTAACGAACACATAATAATAACACTTTTACTTTTAGTTGTTTTTTTGTTAGTTTCATTATTTGGAATTATGTTTGTGGGGCTAATATTACTTTAAAGGAAAAAATGGGGCAGTTACTTCTTATACTCTTTTGTTTAATTAACATATCACAATCGAATAGTAGCTGTCCCTTTCTCCTCACATGACAGAACACATCAACAGAAGTATTAGAAATCAAAATCAAGCAAGACAATTAATAGTCTTTAATAATTGTCAGTATAAAAAATTTTCACCAACAGATATAGATTTCTGTTTTGAATACAGGGGCAAATATTTAATTCTTGGTGAAGTAAAAAGAAAAGGTAATGATATATTAGATGGTCAAAGATATGCCTTGGAAAATATTGTTGTGAACTGGTGTCAAAGCACAGGAAATAAAGCATTATATATGGTAGTAGAACATGACACACCATCAGATAAAAAAGAAATTGATATATCATCAGGTATTGTGAAAAAACTATTTATTAATACTGAATATAAAGAATTGAAAAGAGAAATCACTTGTAGTGAACTCTTGTATTATGTTGGAAAAAAATGGGGAATAGAATTTTTAACAAAACTTACAAACACGATGGAGAAAAATGCCGATTAATTCACAAGCCAAAGGTAAACGAGCAGAACGAGAAGTTGCTAAATTAATTAATAAATACTTAGGAACGAATGTTAGACGAACACCACAATCAGGTGGAATGTCAATCAAAGGGGACATCATAGATATAAACCCTGATTCTGCTGCATATCAATTTCACTTTGAAGTGAAAGACCAAAAGAAATTAATGATTCCTAAATGGTGGGAACAAATAGATGATGATTGTCCAGTAGCAAAAACACCAGTAAATGTATTTAAGATGAATGCACAGTTTTATGCCACTATGCAATTTACTGATTGGCTTTCATTGTTAGCAGAAATAGAAGAATTAAAACAAAAGATTAATGATTTACAATTAAGAAATAGTGAAGATGAATTAGATAACGATTGATAATCAAAAAGGAGAAAAAATGGAACTAAACAAAAGAGAAATAGCTTGGCAAAAAAGAAAGCAAGTCAAGAAAGAATCCCACCCTACCTATGCACAATTTGGTAAGTATGCAGGTACACTTGAAGAACGAATGAAAAAAGTAAAACCTTTGTATGCCTACACAGAAGAAAGAAATAAATTTGAAGAAGAATGGTACAAAGAATATGGTAGAGCATGGTACATTTTTCAAGGTATGACTATGAGATACAATAGAGAAGAAACTTGGATAGAACAATACAATGTCTTAGATGAATCAAGACCAAGAGGAAAAGGCATTTACAAAAGGAGAAAAAATGATTGAATTAATAATTTCAGTATTTATAATATTATTGTTTTATTATTGGATTAAAAAAGGAGAAAAAAATGGCACATACAATATATAAAAACGAATCAGGAAAAAGACTAAAATCTGTAACTACCATCATTAATGGAAATCTTGGATGGAAAACTGGTGCATTAATTGGATGGAATCTTAAACTGGTGGACCAAGGATTAAACCCAAGAGCAGAACTTAAAAAAGCAGGTAGAATTGGAACTTTAGCACATAATATGATAGAAGAATTTATCAAGGGTGGTGCAGTTCAATTAGATGGTTATCAGCCTGACGAAATATCACAAGCTAAAACTGCTTATTATGGATTCTATAATTGGTTTGCTAATAACAATGTAACATTTCATGAAACAGAATTAAAATTAGTATCAGAAGAATATCAATTTGGTGGAACATTTGATGCGATATGTGAAGTTAATGGTAAGTTAGTAATCTGTGATTGGAAAACATCTAATGCTGTCTATGATGAATTTTTGATTCAGTTAGGTGCATATAGACAACTCATACAAGAAAATCTTGGCTATGATATAAGAGGTGCAATCCTTCTTAGATTAGATAAAGAAGAAAAAGGAGTTTACGAAGAACACCATTACAAGATTAAAGACTTGAATTGGGGTTGGAAGATGTTTAAGTTATTATTAAAAATACAGGAGAATAAAAGATGAGAAAAAGATTTTTAGATGCAGATATAAATTCAAAGACTTTTTTTAGAAAGTTGTCAGTTCACGAAAAAGTGCTTTGGTATTACATAAGTACAAGTTGTTCACATGATGGTTTCTTTGAATACGACAAAGAAAGTATTGCATTTTATTGTAATGGATATGATGGAGAAATACCTAAAGTAATCAAAGAAAAGATGGGTATGATTCAAGTAGATGATTCACAATACTTGTTGGTTAATTGGATTAAGTTTCAATACAAAGAACTAAAAGAAAATGTATCTACTCATAAAAGAATCATAGAACGATTACGAAGAAAAGGGTTAGACCAACACTTTCCTGAATTACAAGAGGACTTTTAAATGACAGTAAAAGAACTCAACTCAATCTTAGTATATTGTAAAGTAAATAATTTATATGAAATAGAATATGTAGGTGCAATCGGAGATATTGGAGAAAACCTACAAGAATCTTTGCAGTTGTATTGCCATAGATTAAAAATGTTTGTAACAGTAAAAGATATTATAACCAAAGCCAAGAAACATGGCTACGAAGGTTTGGGATAGTTGTGATGAAACTAAGAAAGGAAATCTTACCCTACATCACATGGCTTGGCAGCTTATCCCAAAAGAATTATGAAAACTAATTATACACTTATAGGCGATGTTAGAGAGAAGTTAAAAGAACTTCCTGATAAGTCTATTCAGATGTGTGTAACCTCACCACCCTATTATGCTTTAAGAGATTATGGAACTGCTGAATGGGAAGGTGGCGATTCTAATTGCGACCATATTGAAATTTTAGGTGGAAGGGGAGAGAAATCAAAAAAACAAACAACATCTTATGGAACACAAGCAACTCAATATAAAAATGAATGCAAAAAATGTAATGCTAAAAGAAAAGACAACCAATTAGGTCTTGAAAATACTCCTGAAGAATTTGTAGAAAATATGGTAGAAGTATTTGCAGAAGTCCATAGAGTATTAAGAGATGATGGTACATTATGGTTAAATCTTGGTGATAGTTATGCTGGAAATAATTCAAGAGCATCACAAGGTGGTAGGGCTGGTTATGGCACAAAAAGAGAAGGTGTTTTTCAAGTAGGAAAAAATTATAAACCAAAATCATTAATGGGAATCCCCTGGAAAGTAGCAATAGCATTACAAGAATGGGGTTGGATATTAAGACAAGATATTATTTGGCATAAACCAAACCCAATGCCTGAAAGTGTTAAGGATAGATTTACTAAATCTCATGAATATATTTTCTTATTTTCAAAACAACCTAAATATTTTTTTAATCAAGTATTAGAGCCAGTAAAAAATAATACTGTAAAAAAAAGAACAATAAAAGGGAGTGGAATGCGACCTGATGAAATAAAAAAATTAAAAAAAGGTGGCACAGCAGGTTATACGAATAATATGAGAAATAAAAGAAGTGTATGGAACATGAGAACAGCATCATATAAAGAAGCACACTTTGCAGTATTTCCACCTGAATTAGCCGAAACTTGTATCAAAGCAGGTAGTGATGAAAATGATATAGTATTAGATTGTTTTATGGGAAGTGGAACAACTGCGATGGTAGCACAAGATTTATTTAGGAAATGGATTGGAGTAGAATTAAATCCTGAATATGAAAAACTTATTCGCAAACGAACATCACAGCAGGTATTATTTTGACAAATAAAATACTATGTGGAGATAGTTTAGAAGTTTTAAAAGACTTTGAGGATAACTATTTTGATAGTGTAGTTACCGACCCACCCTATGGACTTGCCTTTATGGGAAAGAAATGGGATTATGATGTTCCACAAGTAGAATTATGGAAAGAAGTATATCGTGTCCTAAAACCAGGTGGGCATATCTTATCTTTTGCAGGTTCAAGAACTTATCACAGAATGGCAGTCAATATAGAAGATGCTGGATTTGAAATAAGAGATATGTTAGGGTGGTTATATGGTAGTGGCTTTCCGAAATCACATAATATTGGAAAAGCAGTAGATAAATTGCAAGGTAATAAAAGGGAAGTTGTTGGAATTAAAAAAAATTATCAAAATAAAAAAGGCAAAGATGGTTATATGTTAAATTCTGATAGAATAGATTTACAAGATACCAAAGGCAATTCAAAATGGGAAGGTTGGGGAACTGCACTAAAACCTGCACACGAACCTATTGTAATGGCAAGAAAACCATTTAACACATCAGTAGCAGAAAATGTTTTAAAACATGGCACAGGTGGAATAAACATAGATGAGTGTAGAGTTGGAACTGAAAAAAGGGAAAATAATTTTAATGATTTTACTAATCAAAGTGGAAATCAATTTGGTAATGGTAAAGAAATAAAAAAAATAGGAACTACCATTGTAGAAGGAAGATTCCCTGCAAACATAATCCACGATGGAAGTGAAGAAGTATTAGAGATATTTCCTGAAACAAAAAGTGGTAAATTAAAACACAATTCTGAAATACAAAGAAAAGGTATGAGTTCTGATGGTTCTTCTTTTAATTCTAAAAATTCAGGTTTTAATGTAAATAAAGGACAAGGTTTAGCAAATTTTGGCGATTCAGGAAGTGCAGCAAGATTCTTTTATTGTGCCAAAGCAAGTAAAGCAGAACGAAATATGGGATTAGATGAATTATCTACTAAACAAACAACAGGTGGTGGTGGTGGAATTGGAAACTATCTAGATGATATTAATTCAGCATCAGGGAAGTATGGAAGTGAAAAAGCACCACAAAAAAACTACCACCCAACAGTAAAACCAATAAAACTAATGGAATATTTAGTAAGACTGGTAACACCTAAAGAAGGCATAGTATTAGAACCCTTTGCAGGTAGTGGAACAACACTAATTGCTTGTAAGCAACAAGGATTCAATTATATAGGCATAGAAAGAGAGCAAGAATACTGCGATATAGCAGAAGCAAGATTAAAAGGAGTTCAAGTACAAGGAGAATTGTTTTGAAAAACAATATCGAAAACACAGCAAAAAGTTATCAGGACCTAATAGATGAAGTAGAACAAGAACAAGCAAAAATGCTTGAAGAACTAAAATATGTACTTACTGGAGTAGTAGCAGGTAGAGAATTAACTGACCAAGAGTATCAATGCTTCTATGACAGAAGTATATATAAGAAACCTTTTGCAGACATAGCATTCAACATGAGAATATCAGAATCGGCTTGTAAGACTTACTATAATAGAGCCATCAAAAAACTACAAAAACAAGCCACCATAATTAAGCATTTACTTCGTAGAAAATAATTACCGAAAGTTCTTGACATTGGTTTTAGAACTCCATATACTATAGTGTTAATTAAACAAAGTTATTTAAAAATTAGATATTTAGAAGTTCAATGCTTCTTTCACTAAGTGTAGAGATTCAGTAAAATAAGACGAATCATTTGAAGCATCTCTTGTAATTAAGCCTTTATTCAAAAGTGGGTGTATTGAACTTCTAAGTGTTAATTAAATAAAGGAGATTAAAATGGAATTTAAAAAAGATATATTTTTAGCAGATTCAGTAGTTGGAGAACATGATGCTAATAATGTTTGGTTTAAAGCTATTCAAGGCACTAATAGATTAGATGAGAATGTTATGATACACAAATTAAGTAATAAAGAGTTCTTTCTAATCGATGAAACAACTAATAAACAATTTATTAGAAAGTTTGAATCTTTAGAAGATGCCTTAGAATTTGCTTCAATATAATTGTAATACCTCTTAATATCAGTTAAGTGCAGAAAGCCCCTCAATCGAGGGGTTTTTTGTAGTCCTCAAAAAAAAATCTTTATCAACAATATCAACACTTACAAGCATTTATAAGACTTTACTAAGGGTTTCTTGTAGTCTTTTTCCCTATATAGTAGAAGGGCAACCTTCCTTTCGTTTTTACGAACAACATAACCTTCAAATAGTGGGGTGATTAGTTTGGGTGCATCCAAAACAAAGGTCGCTGTAAAACAAGGAAAGAACAGCGATAAAAAGAAAAACGATAATTTGGTGAAATACCAATGGAAAAAAGGGCAATCAGGAAACCCTAAAGGGCGACCTAAATCAGGATTTGCCCTAAACGAGTATATAACCAATCTTGCTAATGTAGAATTAGAAGATAAAAAAACCATGCTTGAAGCAGTTGTTGGCAAGGTATATGAAGAAGCATTAGATGGGAATATGACTGCAATTAACTTCTTGGCAGATAGAATCTTGGGTAAACCAAGTCAAAGCATAGGAATTAAAGATGTTTCAGATGAACCGATTAAGGTATTTGATATAGATGGATTGGACGATTGATGCCACAAGAAAAGAAATTCTTAAAGACAAGACAAGATACAAAATCTTATCCTGTGGTAGAAGGTGGGGAAAGTCTTACTTCTCCATTTTATTTTTATTATCAACACCTCTTAAAAGAAATGAAAGAAGGTGGATTGTCTTTCCTACATATAGACAAGCTAAAATGGTATCTTGGAGTATCCTCAAGGACATTTTTGCAAAGAAAGATGTCAGTATTAATGAAACTGAACTATCTATTACTTTTGACAATGGGGCAAAGATTGAACTCAAAGGGGCAGACAAACCCGATTCACTTCGTGGAGTATCCACAACAATGGTAGTGATGGATGAGTACAGTTATATGAAAGAAAATGTTTGGGGAGAGATTATACAACCAACTTTAGCAGAAACAAAAGGTAATGCATTATTCGTAGGAACTCCTACTGGTGTACAAAACCACTTTTATGATTTGTTTGTCAAAGGACAATCTAAAGGTGGAGATTATAAGTCTTGGCAGTTTACTACCTTAGAAGGTGGCTTTATTTCTGAAGAAGAAGTAGAGAATGCCAAAAAGAATTTAGATAAGAGAACTTTTGAGCAAGAATATCTTGCAAGTTTTCTTACTGCTGCAAATAGAGCAGCATATAACTTTAGTAGAGATATTCATTGTAGAGTAATGGATAAATCTCCAAGAATGTTTTGGGGAATCGACTTTGGGGTAGCATCTTATATGACTGCTATCCTAATGTGCGAGAATACTGCTGGAGAAGTCTATGTGTTTGATGAAATCGGATTACAGAACTCAAATACATTTGAACTGGCAAAGCTAATGCAACAAAAAGCACCTAACTTACCATGTTTTCCTGACCCAGCAGGGAAGGCAAGAACGAGTAATAGTACAAAGTCTGACCATATGATATTACAAGAGAGTGGATTCACAGTAATCAGTAAGAAAGCTAATCCCACTCAAAAGGACAGACTCAATGCTTTAAATAAGATGTTAGAAGATGCAACAGGTAAGCATCGTTTGTTTGTCAATCCTAACTGCAAGAATCTGATTAGAGATTTAGAACTTTGCACTATGGAGAATGGACAAATATTAAAAACAGAAACCTTATCACACTTTTTGGATGCTTTATGTTATCCAATGGACTACCGATATGGCTTCAAGGGACAAGCAAAGGCAATAGAATGGTAGAGTTTAGTTTAGGATTCTGTTTAGGGGTTATAGTTAGCATGATAAGTGCTATGGTATGGGGATACCGATTAAGTATAAAAGAAGACAAAGAAAATAAAGAACTCATTAAGGAGTTCACAGACAGATATATAGAAAATATGCAGTCTGATGAGATAAAATTTTATAAAAGGTATAAATCATGATAATTTATAATTTGACAGAAAAGATGTTGTATGACTTACTCATGGAAACCATTGAGGATGGACACAACAAAGAAATGGAAGAAAGAGAAAGATTGTTAGACTACTATGAAGGCATCAATCTTGAAAATGACATTAAAGGATACTTCGATAGTGAATCTCTTTCACAAATCCCACCAATGTATATCAATCTTGTAAGAAACATCATATCAAGAAGAGCATTGGTATATCAACAATCTCCAGTAAGATATAATGATAAGTACAATGAAGTCATTGGGGACTTTGATTCGTTTATGAAACAATTTGAGCAACTTACCTACTTATTAGGTACAGAAGCACTATACACACATTGGGATGATGTAAACAAGAAACTAAAATACAGACCAATCCATTTCTTTACACCATTCTTTAAACCAAACGAAGATGAACCTTTTGCTATTATGTATCAAGCAGAATCACATCTACAAGCAAGAACAGAAGATGCACAATATATGTTTTGGAGTAAAGATACCGATGATATGGAAGGGAAACACTTTATGATTTCATCAAGAGGTGCTATTACTTCTATAGTTCCTGATGATAGAAACCCTTATGGAGATGTGTTACCATTTAACATAGCACATAGACATCCATTCACAAGAGATTTCTTTAGAGAAGGTGCATCAGACTTAGTAGATGGTATGAGAAGTATCAACATTATGCTAACAGAATTAGCTTTACATGGTAGATTCCAATTAGGACAACCTGTCTTTACAGGATTAGATACTGAACAACGAATCCAAATGGGACAAGACAAGGCATTAGTATTACCTGAAGGTGCGAACTTTAATTATGCAACACCTAATGCAAATGTTCAAGCTATGATTGAATCTACGAAGTATATGGTAGATAGTATTGCACAATCCAACAATGTAAGAATCAACTGGACTGATAAGAGCCAAGAAAGTGGACTATCTAAGAAGATGAGTCAATTAGATTTAATGGATGCACTAAGAAGTGATACAGAACAAATCTACAGACCATTTGAGAAACAACAATTCCAAATTGCTAAAAGAATCTGTGAAGTATCAGGTGGTATCAATCTTGGCGACCAGTTTAGTATAGACTTTGCAGAAAGAGAAGTGCCTATGAGTACCGATGAGGAAATCAAATACTATTCTTGGGCATTCCAAAATGATTTAGAAACAAGGCAATCATATTTAAGAAAGAAGAATCCTGACTTACAGGAAGAAGAAATTACTGCTATTGTGGAACAGATAGATGCTGAACAACCACAAGCACAAGAAGAAACATTAATAGACCAAATCATTAAAGCACAACAATAATGGCTGAATTAGACTTCTATCAAAAAGACATGGAGAAAATCCAAAAGAAACTTCTGAATAAGATTGAGAAAGTTCTTGCTGGATTAGTCGTATTAGATGATGCAGGATTAGCACAAGCATTCCAACAGATTGACTTTGTTGATGACCTAACTAAATTAGGATTTCCTGCTTTGCTTGAAAAAGTAAAAGGAAGTTATGATAAACAAGTAGTAAAAAGTTTTGATTTATTAACTGCTACACAACGAACTAAGCAAACAGTAACTGCAGTAACAGCAATAGAGATATTAAGCATATTAGACTTATCAACTATCTCATCAGGAGTAACACGATATGCTAATGAATTAAAGACTTCTATGTTTAGAGGATTATTAACAGGTGCAAGTTCTAAGAGTATTATGGAAGGACTTACTGAAACCTATGGAGTAGGTAAAGCACTAAGTAGCAAACAACAAGTAGCATTATTGAATGATAGTTTTGCAAGATTTGCAAGAACAACTACTGCAAAGTTATTTGAAGATGTACCTGAACAAAAGTTTGAATATGTTGGACCAAATGATGAAGTAACACGAGATGTATGTCAGGCAACATTAGAAATGCAAGGCGAAGGTATGACTATTGCAGAAATAGAAGCAGAAGCACCTGTAAGTTTTGCAGATGGTGGTGGATTTAATTGCAGACATGAATGGATACCAGTATAATGAAAGCATCTGACATAGCAAACTTTACTAAAATCAACTATGGTCAATTAGCATCTCATGCAAGAGGATTAATTGTTAAAGACATGAACAAAGGTGTCATGCAGAATGGTATTTTTAAATATAAGTCAAAAGATTATGCAGCAAAGAAAGCGACTGGTGCATTAGGAAAATTTAGAAAGAGTGATAGAGTAACCATGTTATTAAGTGGTGAAACAGCAAGAAGAATAAGACCTGAAGGCAAAAAAGATAGAGCCACCTTAGTATATGAAAATGGAACTATCGTACAAGCCAATGAAGATAGAGGATATGTTATTGCAGATTTAAGTCCAAAGAATAGAGATAAGTCTGCAGTATTCTTGCAAAGAATTGTTGATAGGAATGTGAAGAAATATGAAAGCAAACCTATCAAGATTAAAATAGGTAAATAAAATAGGAGGGCAGAATGTCCGAAGAAAATGTAAAAGTAGAAGAACAAGCAGTAGCAGAAACTCCTACACAGGAAAATACTGATAATCAATCAGAAGTCGGTAGTTTAATTGCAGAAAGCAAGAAATACAGACAAAGAAGCCAAGCAGCAGAAGCTGAGTTGAAGGAACTCAAAGAAAACCTCAGACTTCAAGAACAACAAAGACTTGAAGAAAAAGAGGAGTTTAAATCTTTGTATGAGAATGTCAAAGCTGAAAACGAAAAGTTAAAACCAGTAGTTGAGCAATTTGAGATTCAAGAAAAACAAAGACGAGAACATCTGCTGTCCCAACTTTCAGATGA